CTCATAGGAGCGAGCTACTTAAACAGGCGGGTAGCTCATTCGAGAAATTTGGACTAACCCCCGAATATATTACGAGCGGATCAAAGCCAGACCTAGAGGCAAAGCTCCACGTTGGTATGGTCGAAACTATAGACAGACGGAAAGAGACTTATACAAGTTTCATAGCCTCAAAAACTCTTATAGTAATCGATGAGGCGCACTTGAATATCTTTACTAAACTCTTGCCTTTGATTAACCCCCTTGCCTACGTAATAGGAGCGACGGCTACACCAGAGCGAAAGGGTAAAGCTGCTGTATCTCTTGACGAGTTTTACACCGCTATAGTACAAAAAATAGATACGCCCGAACTTATTAAAATGGGTTTCCTATCCTCTGCAAATAGCTACGGCGTGCCAATAGATACCAAAGGACTAAAGCGCACAGGAGCGGATTACGATACCGCAAGCTATTACGAGGATAACAAAACATATATCGGAGTCGTAGATAACTGGGTACGGTTAACAGAGAATACAAAAACTTTACTATTTGCATCGAATGTAAACAGCTCTAAGGTCGTTTGCGCTCAATTTAATGCAAGAGGTTACGAGGCAAAACATATCGACGGAAACACCCCTAAAAATGAGCGAGAGGCTATACTAGAATGGTACGATAAAACCCCGAAAGCGATTATCTGTAACTGCGGTATATTAAACGCAGGATTTGACCAGCCAGACATTGAGACTATAATACTATACAGAGCTACAACCTCGCTCCCTTTATTCCTGCAAATGTGCGGACGAGGCTCAAGGACTACCGCAGACCTAAACTATTTTAATATCCTAGACTTTGGCAATAACATCAAACGGCTAGGGCATTGGGAGAATCCTAGAGACTGGAGTCTAAAAAAGAAACTTACAAGAGAGCAACCTGCGCCCGTAAAAGACTGCCCGAAATGTAAGGCGATACTATTAGCCTCTACAAAGGTCTGCCCTTATTGCGAGCATAAATTCATAAATAAAAAAGAGGCAGAGATCGCTAGGCTTGAGCTAATTAAAAATGAAATAATTAAAAACTACAGCGAGATGTCAAACAATGAGCTTGCGCAGGCGGTACATGACAAATACATAACGGCGGCGTGGGTATTGCATCGTAAAACTTGCAGGCTAGACGCTAGAGATTTTCTTGAGGCGGTAGGATATAAAAAGTCTTTCGAGTATGTAAATAAAAAAAGATTTAAAGTTTTTAGTTAAAAAAGTTGTTTATAAGTTATAAGTTTATATATCTTTGAAAAAACAAAATTTTATATTATGAAAAACTTACTACAAAAATTGCAACCAGATTTAAAGGATAAGCTGTCTTTATTAAACGAAGAGTATCCGTTTACAGCGCATCGCATTATTAAAGACCTAGAGGCTACTAATAACGTTTACGACGTTACGTTTTTAACTATGGCAACCATGCAGAAATTTTTAGGGGTTAACCTAGACGATTTTTACTTTATATTTGAGCCAGATGTTGAGCGAGGTTAAAATACAAACGCAGATTTTCCAATGGCATTGGAACAACTACCCCACAGAGCGAGGTTTACTTTGTTATAATCTAAACAACTCGGCTAATAAAATAGACGGCAATAGAAACAAAGCGCTCGGATTAATCAAAGGGCGCTCCGATATGGTTTACTATTACAATGGCTCTGCTATTATGATTGAGCTAAAAAACGCTAAAGGAAAGCAAAGCAAAGAACAAATAGAATGGCAAAAACTACTAGAGTCTCAAGGATTCACATACGTAGTTATCCGTAGCCTAGAGGAGTTTAGAGAATTAAAAGAAAACGAAGAAAAAAAAACCTAAAACAACTATGTTAAAAACAATTAGAGACGCAGTACAAAGAGTGACAAGGTTAAGTATAAACAAGGATACACGAGCGAGGGAGTATGTTATGGCTAGATGCCTATATTATCACTTTGCTAAAGAGTTAACTAGCAAGTCGCTAACTGAGATAGGAGCGTCAACGAAACACAATCACGCTACAGTAATACACTCGCTTAAAAAATTTAATGTACATTACAAATTTGACGAGGATTTTAAAAAGCATTATAATATTTTAGTTAGTATATTACAGCCTACTCCCTCCGCCGAAGATATTATTGCAGAGGTCGGCTCTATAGACGAGGTAATAAAACAGAGGCAGGATTTAATAGACGCAAATATAAAACTAGCATTAAAGATTAAAAGCCTAAAAGAAAACCTCCCCGACTTTGATAAGTATTTCGACGGCATACCAGAGGAGAGAATTCAATTTTTTATTAATAACCAAATGAGCGCCTTTATAAAAATGGAACGCGCTACACTAAAAAAGCAACAAAGTTATGAGCAAGCAAATGCCAAAATTAGAGAAACAAAGCAAACCGCTAAACAAGCAAGTTTTGAGGAAACGGGTATCCGAGTTAGAGACAAGGCTATCAAATCTACACTCCCTTGTTAAAGATATAGCACACAATCAAGAGGCAATAGTAACCGCCCTATCGTCAAACGAAATTAAAGACGTAGACGAGGCAGAAAGCACAGGATTATGAATTACGACCTAATAGATAACATCGAAGTAGACGGAATAGATACAAACGACTATCCCGACTTTACAGACGCTTTTATAGTCTCGGCAGACTACGACGGCGAGGCAATGACAGAGGAGCAGTTAGAGGCTTTAAACGAGGACTACAGCTTTGTCCACGACTGCGTATATACACATCTATTTTAAATGAGCATACCCGTAATATTCGACGATCCCCACGTATTTTTTGAGGAGGCTACAAAACAAAACTATACAGACGCGCACGATTTGTTTTACCGCAGTATGGTAGAGTATTTACTAGACGAGTCGATCCAATACGTTTGTACGTTTATTTATAACGATTACGACAAGTATTTATTCGAGCCACAATCTGAGGAGGACGAGATAATACTCTCCAGAGATGCGCTGCTATACTTTGAATATATCGAGGAGTACGAAACTTGTCAATTAATATTTGAGGTTTTAGAGTCTGATAATTAGGTAGTTATAAAAAATGTTGTTTTTTGTTTGGTGGAAACTAAAAAAGTATTGTATATTTACAAAAACAAAATTAATTAATTAACTAAACTAAATTATTATGAACACATTTACAATTACATTTAGAAACGGATTAGATGAACTTATTACAGAAAATATGAGTTTAGATTTTTCTGGAGTTACTGGAGTTTGCGTTTGGTTTGAAAAGACTTTAGGTTTAAGAGTTATATCAATATCAAAACACTAAAACAAAACATTTACAAAAAACAATAACAAAACTATGGAACTTAAAACAACACTAGACAGACTATTTGACAAAGACCTAGATTTAACCTCTAAGCAACAGCATATTTTAATCGAGATTATTGGCGCTCATTCAAGGCACGAATTTAACGCAGGATTTCAAGCTGCAAAAGATATAAGATAATGAACTGGACTTTACAAATAGCTTTCCATTATCCGCACGATCGTTTCCTATTAGGTTGGGAATATATGGCTCAAACCAAAGAGTTTGATTACACAACAATAAAGCTGTATTTATTTATAGTAACATTAACCCTAGATATTTAAACCATGAGAAAATTAATACACAGACTACTCGTAAAAAATTCAATAGTACCCTATAAGACAATCACATTAAAAACGGGCGTAATTGTAGACCACTACAGAGACGGACTCGTAGATGTAACCTCTTAATTTTTAGTTTTGTTTAATTTTGTTTTAGTTTGCCCTGCCTTAATTGGTGGGGTTTTTTTATATAATAACAATATATATTATAATTTGTTTTAATAATAGTACTAATACTAATAGTTAGTACCTATTAGATATGAATAAATTATCAAAAGGCAACGGAGGCTGGTCTACAAAAGCCAAAGGGATTGATCGCCGTAAAAACCCATTCAAGCAATTAATAACAGAGGCAACCTCACAAGAGAACTTTATAGCCGTATTCCAAACGTTAGAGGCAAGCGCGATGTCTGGAGACGTTCAAAGCGCAAAGCTCTACCTAGAGTATACAGTCGGCAAACCAATGCAAAGCGTGGATATAACCTCCGACGGTGGCAGCGTAAATATTCCGACGATTTCATTTACCTCAGCAATCGACGTAACTCCAGAGAATGAGTAACATAAACCTCAGCGAAAAATTTGCGCCCCTGTTTGATATTCCCGACGGCGTGGATACCTTTATCATAACAGGCGGCAGATTCTCACAAAAGTCATTCGCAACGTCTCTAAGCGCTTTAAATAGTTGCACGAAGTACGGGCATCGAATACTCTACAGCAGGTATACAAACGCATCTCTAAAGGATTCCATATTCGCAGAGGTAGAGGAGAAAATCGAGCTTATGAATCTGGAGGACTCTTTTGAGTCGCAGCAAAATAGGATTGTCTCAAAATTCAATAAGAGCAAGATAGTCTTTAAAGGATTAAAGGCAGGCTCTGGAGTCCAGACAGCAAACCTCAAGGGATTAAAAGATTTCTCGATGTTAATACTAGACGAGGCGGAGGAGATGCAGGACGAGGCAATCTACGATAAGATAGTACTATCGATTAGAGGGAACGACGCAAGCAATCCAAACCGAAATATAAAGGTATTAATCTTAAACCCTACGAGTAAGGAGCATTTTATCTATATGAAGTACT